TTTAAATAAAAAAAGAAAAAAAGCTAAAATTCTAAGCATTGATAAAGATGTCTTTTCATTGACTAGTTTTGAAGCTGATTAATATAAATAATTTTAAACTCATAGGGGGTAAAAAAATTAATGGCTAGAAATAATAAAAAAAATACTATGCTTCCTGGTTTTTATGTAAATATAGAAGATACAAATCAATCAAAACCAGCTGAAGTAAAGTTAAAAGATGTATATACAATTTTTGGTATTCTTCCAGAAAAAATGAAAACAAGAGATGAAGATGGAGAAATTGAAGAGGTATTTATAGAACCAAATGAACCTATAATGTTATCTTCAGCACAAGAAGCTATAGAAACTCTTGAAAATAACTCTTTAATTTTAACAAGAGAAATAAAAAATATAATAAGATTAATACCAGATGGTTCAAATATTGCAGTAGTTAGAATAGTTAAAAGAAATGGTGATGAACCAGATCCGAAATCATTAACTGATATGTATGAAGCTCTTGATTTTGCCTTTGAAAATTTAGAAAATTTCCAAACAAGAGAAATAATTTTAGCAGGAATTTCATTGGATGATGCTGTTGCTTTAGACCCAAATAAAGTTCAAGTAAAAGAAATAAAAAACTCTTTTGAAGATTTTGATAAAATTATAAAAGGAGTTTTTCCATATAATACAACTGCTGGAATTATAGTTGATAAAAAGTTTGACTTGGAAATTAAAGGAACTAAAAGTGCAAACTCAGCTGGTGAAACAGATGATGGAATTCATGATACATTTGAGGTTATGATTAATGGCGAAACTGCAAAAGTTATTACTGAAGATGGATCTAAAGATTTTAAATTTAATGCAGAATTAACTTATAGCGGAGTAACTGGTTCTAAAACTTATACTATTAATTCTCAATCACAAGAGTTAAAGGATTATATAGAATTAAAAGTTGAAAGTGGTAAACTTGTTGCAGAAATTAAAAAAGATATAATGATTAAATTAGATGATGAAACAATAGTTAGATTAAAAGATGGTAAATTTAATGTTAAATCAGATGAAAGAACTAAAACTGAAGCAATTAGTTCATATAATATTGTAAAATTATCAGATGATGCTTCTATTTTAAGAAGAACATTAATTCATAACTTAAAAATAACAACAACTCAAAATCCTTGTTATACTTTTTTATCTCCAGTTCCACCAAAATCTTTATCTAAAAAAGATATTGAAGCTTATGTTGAAAAATGTAAAACATTAAAAGAAAAAATTAGAGAACAATCTACTATTACTGATAATAAAGGTAAAAGAATAGATTTAGGTAAATTTTTAAGTGTACCTATTGGAGTAAACCAATATGATGGTGTTGGTGGATTAAGCGGTTTCCCACAAGCAAAAATAGCTACTATAAATAATGATAAAATAATTACAAAAAAAGCTACAACTTCTTTTGCTGTAGGAGATAAAGTTGAAGTTTATACTCATAATAAGTTAGATGTTTTAATTCATTCAACAACTGTTAAAAAAGTTGTAATTAGTGATACAAATTCAGTAGAAATAACTTTAAACGATGCTGTTCCTTCTGAAATTTCAACTGGATTAAATCCTAAATATATAATGAATATAAATAATAAAGATTTTAAAGGAAATTATTTAGCTAGACAATATTCAAATATTTGTAGAGAAGCTGGTGTTGAAAGATCACCTGCTGGATTAATATTCCCTGGTGAATGTCAATTAAAATTCTCTGAAAAACAACTTCAATTACTTGATAGCTTGAAATTCTGTGTATTACAACAAGAACAAGCTCAAACTGTTGGTTCTATTTCTAGATCTCAACTAATGACAAGTTATGATAATATATTCCAAAAAATAGATACATTAAATGTTGTTTATAAACTTATACAAGATTCTAAGGATATTTTAATGCCTTATAAAGGTAAAAGAATAAATGAAGGAACTGAATTAGCATTAATAAAAACGGAATTAGAAGATACAGTATTTAAACCAGCTGTTAATGAATTTATAATGCCTAACTATAATGTTAATTTATTATTAGGAAGATTAACTCATCCAAATGGTTTAAAAGAAAGAACAATGTTTATGGAATTTTCAATTACAGAAATAGAAACTTTACAAAATATCAGAATGAATGTAAGAGTATTATAATAAATTTGTTTGGGAGCTGTAATATAAAATACAGCTCCTATAATGGATTAAGAGGTGAATATGTCAAAAAATAATAATGAATTTTATTCAGCAACTATTAGTGGAGCTGAATTTGAATGTAAATTTGCATTCCCTAAAATATATTTTACTAAAAATCCAGCTGATAAATATGTTAAAGTTTATTATGATATAGGATTTTTAGAGGATATAGGTTGGAGTACAAGTAATAGCGCTACACCTAAATTTAATTTAACAGCAATAGATGCAATTGATATATATGCTGGTATGGAAATAACAGAAGGACAAATGACTTTTAAAGTATTTCATCATGATTCTTTTGAAAAATTGAAAGAAGTTATACTTGAAGGAATAAATCATGGAAAAAATAAAATGGAATTTCCAGAAATTTATGATAGTCCTTTTTTATCACTAGATTTGGAATGGCAAAAATGGGAATTTCATAACGACCATACAAAAATAAATTGGGGCCAAATGCCTCTATTTGACATTATATTAATTGCAAAAAATAAAAATGAAAACAATGAAATAGAAGTTAGAAAAAAAGTATTAGAAGGTGTAGCTTTAAGTGGACAAGGAAGTTCAGTTGCTATTAACTCTACTGAAATGTCTGCTTTTGCTTCATTTATGGCAATAGGTAAAATAACAGACTGGGAAAAATATGAAGGGAATGATTAATGATGGCACAAAAAGATTATATGCTACTTGGAAAAATCCTTTGTAAAGGTTCTGGTTTGAGAGTTTTTTTGGAAATTCCGTTAACTAAAAAAGATAGTAATGGTATTAAAAAAACAAAAAAATTTAGATATGAAATTGGAAATTTGCAACAAATACTAGCTGAAACAAATAGACAGACTTCACAAACTAGAGTAGCTGGAAGAAAAAATCCATTAGGTAATTCTAGTGGATTAAGAAATACATACGGAACAATTGTTTTTACACAATTAGACCAAGGAATGATATTCTCTATGTTTAAAGACATAAGAAAATATAATAGTAAAACTAAAAAATTTGAAGTTGCAAATTTAGATGGCTTTGGACTTGAAGATTTTACAATTTTAGAAGAAGATCAAGAATTAATTGACGGACCAATAGAAAATCTAACAACAGATTTATTTGAAACTGATTATATAGATTTACAAGATTTACCACCTGTAGATATTGTAGTTTATGGAACAGCTGATAATATAACTGATGGAGTTTATGAACCAAATAAAACTTATATGTTTAGATGTAATAAAGTTACATTTTTATCAGAAACTTTTGGAATTTCAGCTGGAAGTCCTATGCACGATGTTGCTACTAAGGTTCAGATACTTGGTTCTATTGAACCTTGGAGAGAGGTGAAAATAAACTAATGGCTTTAAATAAAGATAATTTTCATAATTATAAAAATAAATCTAAAGAATTTGATACTTTTAATGGAACTGAATTAAAATTTTTTATGAAAGTTCCTACAAAATATAATGAATATAATCAAGTAATTAAATTTGAATTAGTTGAACTTGGACAAGCTTCTTCTTTCTCTTATATAGAACAATATGCAATAGAACCAGTACCAGTTATAGGATTAAGTGGAGCTGGCGGGATAGCAAGAGGTTCTAGAATAATCAGAGGTTCATTAGTTTTTGAAGTTTTAAAAGAAGGTTTTGTAAATGAAGTCAAATCTGTTCTTAAAAAAGCTGGAATTAAACAAGTGGAAGTAAATTATGATGCTAATGGAAAAGATTATACTCCTAAATATTCTTTAACTGATATAGAATCAGTAAATGATTTTCCTAATTTTGACATAATAATGTTAGGAGTAAAAGATAATAATTCTAATAAAAAAATTCAAAAACAAATACAAGGATTAAGATTTTCTCAAGGACAATCTGGAATAGGTGTAAATCAACTATCTGTAAGAGAGCAATATGCTTTTTTAGCTAAAAGTATAGAAGATTTAAATATGGTAGAAGGTGCAACTGAAACGGATGTTGGAGATGAAGAGTATTATTCTTGGGATGGAGGTGTTAATCCTTAATGGCTCAACAATCAGTGGAAATTAAGAAACAAATATATAATTATGCTGTTGGAACTGGTAAAGATTGTAAATTATTTTTAACAATAGC